ACCAGCTCCCATACCCCACATACCTAAACCACCAATGATGGCAGCCTTACCTAGTGGACTTTTAACAATTTTCTTAACACCACGAACTGCTTTCTTAACTAAGCTTCCTAATCCGTATTGTTGTCTGGGTTGTTGCATTCTTGAAATAGCCATATTTTTACCTTAATCTCCTACTTTACTTTGTTTTACTGAGTAAATCAAGAGGTGGCATGATGACTTTTACATCCTGTGCCATATCCTCGTTCTTATAACCTTTAGTTTCCCAGTCTTTTCTGTCCTTAAAAACCTCGCCTGTTTGCTTATGTCTATAAGTTGTCTCTACTTCTGCGTTTTTTATTTCCATTAGTCTGTTTTCTCCTTCTTAATATTCAAGTAACTGATAGTAATAACTACCCCATCACTTACAGTTCCTGCTGTAGTAGCAGCTAATACCTTGCCTCCTTCTACTACCATAGGATTTGTTAGTATTTCTACACTAGCAGACGTTGATAATGATTGAGTATGTATTACTTCAAAAGCATTATTAGTAATAGTTATAGTAGGAGTATTGGATCCTGATTTATTAGTAACATGTAGAGATTTAACAATGATAGTTTCATTATCTCCTGGCTCTAAAAGATTATTACTTTCAGCAGCTGTTACAGTTTTACCATAAAATTTATATTCGTTTACTACTGCCATTATGAATCCATAAAGAAACTTTTAGCTTCTATTTCTTGTTTAACTTCATCCTGAAATGAAGAGTTTAATTTTGTTATTACACCATCAAGGTCCCTGACCAATGATTGTAGATTTTTTCTGCTATATTCTTCTTCAGCTCTAGTTAATGATTGTACGATCTTTGCCATTAATGGCTCCCCATTGTATCTGATCCACCTTTATCATCTGGTGCGTTTCCATGACCTGCGCCTTCAGGACCCCCCATAAAATCACCGTCCCAACCAGCTTGATGACCACCTATTCCCGCTGCTTTATTTTCAGTTACCATATCTCTAAAGTCTGGATTTTGTAAACTTTTTTCAAATTGTTTTTTTTGTATAGCTGCTTTAATGCTTGGATAAGATTTATATCCTATATACCCAACAGGGTTAGTAACAAATCCTGCTAAGTCCGTAAGTGAAAAAGTATCTTTCATGTTTCCATATTCATCATACCATCCACCTTTGTCAGTAGTAGTCTCATCATCGTCATCTCTTCCTTCTCCCCCGACGTTTATAATAGGGGGTTTGCCAAGAGTAGATACTATACCTTCATTCATAGGGGCAGAATCATATGAAATATTACTTAATTGATTATAATTAAAAGGATCTGTTCGAAACTGTTCCATAGGAACATATTGATTTCCTGCTGCATAAATATCTTGGTCAGCTTGACTGTAAAAACCAGGGCCGCCATTAGCAAATCCTGTTCTTCCTAATATACTTGCTAGTCCTCCTAAATTTAAATAGATTCTTCCACCGTCCGCCAATGCATGATGTCTTGTGGGTTGTTCAGGTGCAGTATATGTACCGCCCGGACTCCATGATCCTGTTGTTCCTGCTTTATTTCCTGAATCACCTGCAAATGTATTGGGGCCGCCATCACCATCACCAGTCTTGTTTTGATTTGTAGTAGTACCTCCATCACCAGGCTGATTTTCTTGAGAATCTATGTCTGTAATATCTGCCCATTCATTTTCTTTTTTATTTTTAAAAAAACTTTTGATTTTATCTATTTTTAAATTTTCAGACCATTTTTCTTTTTCCTCGTCCCAGCCTTCTTTAATATTTTCCCATCCTGAATCCAAACCATCAGTGAAAGTCCCTTTAGTATCTCCTATTTGAGGTCCTTTACCAAAATTTTTATCGAAAATCATTCCTGCAACAGTTGGAACTTCTATACCTAAGTGATTAATATTTTTACCTTCAAAAGTTTGATAATGCCCGGTCTTTGGATTGTAGTATCCTGTAACCTTTTGGTCGGTCCATCCTTGTTCACCGCCTGGTTTAGTATAATCCCATACTTGTTTGTCAAACGTTTTAGTATTACTTAAATCTAAATTTCCAAATAATCCTCCGCCGTGATATTCACCTTCTCCACCATAACCACCGTATGGTTTTATTGTTGGAATTCCATAACTAGTTGATGTGGGCATTACTTCTGGTGCAATTGTTTTAGGTGTATAGTTTTGATTTAACCTAAATTTTGCCATAGGCACATAGTGATCACCACCTTCATATATTTCTTCATCGATGCCTTCGTAAAAAGCCATTATCTTCTTCCTCCTGGATGTATGTCTAATCTAAATGTACCTAGTTTCCAGTCCTCGTTACTAGTTGTATTGGCCACTTTCATAGCAATAGATCTTGCTCTTAATCTTGTATCTTTTTTAGTTGTAGTATTACTGACACTGTAATTAGTCGTAGTTCCAGAACTATTAGGGTAATCTTTTGTGACAAAACTAACTTGTGTATTACCAGTTTGTGAAATAAAGTCTGGTATAAATCTGCTTATTCTCATTATAAATTCTCCGTCTCCTCTTAAGTCAGGCATTCCTACAGCACTTCCTGTCGTACTTTTTTTCTGAGTGATATCAAAATCACCTGAAGTTATAGTACCAATCACAGCTGTAATGTTTCCACCTGCATTAATTTGATCGGTCCCTGTTTCCTGTTTATAGTATATCGTACTTCCATCTGTATTACCAGTAACATCATCCGAAGCATTATCGGAAGGGTTATAATAAGTGGCGTGTGGTTTATCAAAGACAGAAGAGTCTTGCCACGCTGCTCTAGGTAAAGTACCCGTTGTCCATATAGGACGCTTAATTGTAGAGTCTAAATAGTTATAAGTAACTACCCTGTTGACTGCATCGGAAGCAGCAGTACAATAAAACCAGCTTATCTCCCCAAATAAATTGTTTAATCCTGCATTAACTAAGTCTCTTGAAGTAGAGTTAAGGTCATCATAAACCGCATCTTCTACTAAGCAAGGTAATGATTTTAATTGACCATCGTATGCAAAGAAACCATTTTCAGACATCCAGTAAGCTGTACCATCAACTTCAATATTAGCGTTCTTTCCTAATAACCCACAGTTAGTACCAACCTGCTCAAACGAGAAGGTAAAGGGTTGACCAACGAATTTCATCAGGAACAATGCTGTATCGGTCCAAACATAAATAGCATCCCTACCTTTGATAGCTCCCATAATTTTAGAACCATCAGCAAGCCTCTGTGTACCTGCGGTATTATTTGCTTTAACTGTATATGAATCAGATGCATCAATACTCTCTTGAGAAGAGAATCTTATAAACATATCATCTTGAGTTGTAGTTGTTCCAATTGTAGTTTCTGTTCCAAAGAACACTAAGTGTCTATCGGGTGTAGATACTAATACATGACGTGATGCTGTAGGTGCATTTGCTAATACTGTAGCACGATTATTTACAGCTCCAGTTGCTGCTGCGTCCCATTCAAAACATTTACCATTATAAATAAGTGCTATTAATTTTGTTCCATAGTTATCCAATATCCATAATCCTGGATCAATTGTAAAGTCAGCAGAAGAAGCTTCGCCCCATGCTACATAAGAAGAAATATTAGTTACTGTGTCTCCTGAACTATGCCCTGCTTTACTGGTACCATTAACTTCTCTAGCTCCACCACTTAAAATATTTGTTGTAGTATTATTGTTTGTAAAACTTATGTCTTCTGTGCCAATTCTTATTTCCCCTGTAGATGGAAAAGCTGAAGAGTTAGTTAAAGGAATATCAGTTACAGTATCATTAATGGTAGAAGCCAATGTAGTCGTAGCTGGACCTGGAGAAGTACCTCCCCATAATGCTGTACCCCAACCATAACCACCTAGCTGTTGTGCTGGTCCTACCGTATAATAACATAAAACAGAGGCATCTCCACTTAACGATAAAGGTGTCCCTGATTCCTGAGCAGCCATCGTGATTGTAAAAGTTGTAGAAGTAGGTACGGACGTTACCATAAATTTTGTGTCTTCAAAACTAGCGTCGGTATAAGTAGATCCTACTGCAGTGACCCCACTTACACTGTCAAATTTGACAATATCATCATCCTGTAATCCATGAGCCCCGGTACATGTTACTGTGACTGCTGTCTGTGAAGCAGTACTTGAAAATTTTGCGCCTGTTAAAGTTGTTCTAAGAGGGTGGATATCATAGTATGTCCCCCCTGAATAAATATATAAAATTCTGTTAGTTCCTATGGCAGCGTATTTAATACCCGCGTTATCGTCCCAATGATGTAGGGCTCTAGCTGCACCAGTTAATTTATCATCACCTAGTTGAATCCAACCACCTATTTTTTCTGGAGTACCGTATCTAAAACGGACATTATCGCCGTCGTACCATTGTCCTTCGGCACCTGTCTCTGTGACTTGTTTATTGAACCCAGGTAAAAACCCTAATTTTTGTAGCATATAACCTCATAATATTAAAAGGCCCAGCTTACAAATGAGTAACGTGTGCCTTTAGTTGTCTCCCTTACCTCATGTGGGTACATGAAATTAGACGGAAACAATAGTATATCACCCGTTTTTAACTCAATTTTCTCTCCTCTGCAATAGAATTCAGAGCCCTCATAGTCTTCATTTAGATTAGCTACAATAGAAACTATAGGAACACCTTTCATTTTTCCATCAAATATACTGTGAATATGATCGTAGTGTTCTCTCATCATAGTTCCAACTGGATATTTATTAAATCTAATAGGACTAAATTTACTGAGCCATGGTCCTTGAGTCTTTTCTCCTGGCCACGTATGCTTTACTTGATATGCGTCTAAAGCTTTTATAAGATGCGGTGTAATTTTATTTTGTTGTTCTTGGGTAGAATTCATAACTAATAATTCTTTTTCTTTTTCAGAAGAACTTGTACCTGCTGCATAATTATTCCATGTATGAAGCCCCCATTCTTTAGTATTACATTCATCAATTAATTCTTTACATAATTCTTTGGGTATGTGGTTTTCTACATAAACATAATCTTTAATTGTGCTCATTCATTAATCTCCTTATATCTAAACGGGTTAAACTATCTTCTGATCCTAAGACATCTATAGAAAAAGTATTAAAAGATAAACTTATTCTATCCGGCATACCGGTATTTATAGGAACACTGTGTCTTAAATTACTAGGAAATAATAGTAATTCTCCTGGTTTACAGGGAAGTAAAAAAGTATCTGAATTCAATACATTGTATTTAATAGGGTCGAGTTTTACCCCATCTTGATTTGATTTAGAAAATTGAATTGGAGGTAAGGTTTGATCTATTTGAAAATACATAACACCTGATATAATACTATTAGGATGTACGTGCTCATGATGCTTAGACCCTGTAGGGTTTTTATTAAACCAAGACTGTGTAATCACAAGTCTTTGTTTAGTATTCAAAATTTTTTCACAGTATTTATCTACTGTTTCAACTATAAAATTTTTAATATCTTTTAACTGTTCATTTTTTAAAATGTAGCTATCTTTAGATTTAAAGTTTCCATTAGCTTTTTGTGATACCCATTCTAATGTTCTAATAAATTCTAGTTCCTTACTAATTGGTTTTTCATAAGGTGTAATTAATACAGGCTTTGGAAAAATTTGTAATAACTCTTCTTTCATACAGATTGTATATTATATTTTATGAGCTTTGTAAACCACCATGTGAATCAGAACTATATGAAGATGCGCCCACAGTTGCTACTAGATCACCATAATCAGCTGCATTACCAGTTGAAGCTATTGTTACATATCCTATAGTATCTGTAAATGGAAATCCTCCTACATGCAGACCTCTAGTCTCAGTACTCATTCCACCTAATTGTCTTGTACTAATTGTCATATCACCAAAGTCAACAGCATTTCCTGTACTTGCTATAGTTACATAGTCTATAACATTTACATTAGATGGTGCTTCACCACCCATTCTTAAACCTCTAGTTGAAGATGAACATGCTCCGGAATCGGAAACAGTTTCTGTTAAATCTCCAAAGTCAGCAGCATTTCCTGTACTTGCTATAGTTACATAATTTATTTCGTTTGTTTTACTTGGATCTTGACCACCAAACATAACTCCTCTAACAGGAGAACTTGTTGCGGTTACTTCATCTATGCTTGAAGGCATGTCACCAAAGTCACTTGCATTACCTTCTGAAGCTGTTGTAATATAATCTATAACATTTTGTTTAGTTGGAGTAGAACCACCAGCAAATAATCCTCTCGTAGCACTTGAACACGATCCCAAATAAAATCTCGCAACAGTTAAATCTCCAAAGTCTGCGTTATTACCAGCAGAAGCAAAATAATTAGATGAAATTTTATTTGTAGCTGCACCAGAATATCCTCCAGCCATAATTCCTCTAGTACTATTAGAAACAGAACCGTTTGCCAGTCCTCTTGTACCACTTGATTCTATATTTCCCCAATCAGATACAGCTCCTAAAGTAGGGATATAAATCATTTGTACTTGGGTTGATGTTCCGGGAGATGGATTTTCTCCAGCCATTACAAAACCTCTCCCTGATCCAGTCATAAAATCTGCGGATGGTCTTTGCATTTCTCCTGGAGTTAAACCAGCATGTCCTTGAGACATTGAACCTAGAAGTTGAGTAGCAGCTGTTAAATCTCCAAAGTCTACTGCATTTCCTTGTGAATTCATTTCGTAAGATTCAATAACATTTGATTCTGACCCTGTGTTACCACCACCACTTATTCCTCTTTGGGAATTACTTAGTCCATTCGAATTCGTTGTCCCCGCTGTTAGGTCAGCCCATCCTGATGTATTTCCTAAAGTTTGAGTAGTAACTATCTGTATAGTCGCAAGAAGCGAAGGAGTAGAACCACCACCAAAAAAAGTTGTAGTCGAATTGTTAGTTTGCATTCCTGTTTGAGTGGCTGCATTTAAATTTCCAAAGTCTGTACCATTACCTGCTGAAGCAATAGTTACATATTCTATTATATCTGATTTTGACCCTGTATTACCACCAGCAAATAATCCTCTAGTAGGGTCTCCAGAAGGTCCTTTAAAGGTACCATATCGAGCAGCTGTTAAATCACCAAAGTCAATTGAATTACCCAGTGAAGCAAAAGTAAGATAACTTATAACATTCGAAGGTCCTGGATAACCACCACCCCATACACCTCTAGTATTATTACCAAATCCTCCTCCTTTCCATTGAAGACTGTTTTGATCGTCTCCAAAATCGGCCGTATTTCCTAAACTTGAAAAGTACGTATATTCTATTGTATTAATATCTGGATCGGCACCGGCGACCGCAACGGCTCTTATTTGATTCCCGACACCAACTACTCCTTGACGAGCTGTAACAAGATCTCCAAAGTCTGCAGCATTACCTGCAGTAGACATTGTAATATACTGCATAACATTTGTTACACCGCTTGGTGTACCACCGCCTGCAAAAATTCCTCTTTGACCTCGCGACCAATCATTCGCCATCGCTTTGCGATAGCTCTCTCTGATATTCCAAACTGAATTTGAATTAGACATTATGTACTTTGTAAACCTCCGTGTGAATCTGCAGAAGAGCCCATAAATTTAGTTGCGGTTGCTAGGTCCCCAAAATCTATAGCGTTTCCTGTTGCAGCAATGGTCACATAGTCTATTGTATCCATAGGATTATAGCTTGGATTTTGACCACCCATTCTAACTCCTCTTATATTAGTAGAAGCTCCCGATGTTTTATATGTAGTAGTAGTTAAATCTCCAAAATCTGAAGCATTACCTGTTGAGGCTATTGTTATATAATCAATAACGTTTAAAATATTACTACCTGTATCTTCACCACCAAAAATACATCCTCTAACATCTGAAGAAAAAGCTCCCGGAGTTTGTCTTCCTGAACTCATATTTCCAAAATCTATAGCGTTCCCTGTAGAACCAATTGTTATATATGAAATAACATCTATTATAGGATCTCCACCTCCAGCATATATACCTCTAGTTGGTGAATTACATTGGCCTATAATACCTAATCCATTGTTACTTAACATATCTCCAAAATCTGTCATGTTTCCTGTTGTTGCAAATGCTGCATAATCAATAACATCGCTTGCAGACGGTGTTAACCCTTGTGCACTTACAAACCTTGTTGTATTTCCACAAGTAGAAGTGTGTATTCTTGTAACTGATTGATCACCAAAATCAGAGGCATTCCCTGTAGATGCATTAATAAATGATGAAACTATGTTATTTATTCCGCTTGGGTTCTGACCTCCGACACTTACTGATCTTATATTATTACCTGCTCCTGTATTATTTTGATTGTCAGTTGTCATCTCACCAAAATCAGTTGCATTTCCTGTTGTTGGAATTTGAAGAAATTCAGTTCTCCACGAGTAGCTTGAATCACTACCACCGATACAAAAACCTCTTCCCATTCCACCAGGTGGGGGCCTTGTTCCTTGATACCCATCACATAAACCACCGTGTGAATCAGAAACACAAGCAGTTTTAGCACCTCTAATTGCTGTCAAATCTCCAAAATCTGTCCATGTTCCACCAATTGGAATTATACCATAATCAATTGTGTTAACAGCATTACCACCAGTATTTTGACCACCCATGTCAACAGCTCTAACACTATTACTTGTACCACCCATACTTATTCTTGCTACACTTAAATCTCCATAATTAACCATATTACCTTGTGAAGCAATTGTAAGATAATCACACGGACCTGTTTGACCACCGTTGTACGCACCCTGTGTAACACCTCTTGTTGAAGAAGAAGTACCTGCCATCATATATTGCGTATCTGTGCAATCACCAAAATCTGCAGCATTACCTGTTGTCATGATTTCTACGAAGTCTATCGTGTTTACTTCACTAGGCGTTGAACCGCCTGCAAAAACAGCTCTTGTGGGTGAAGCCATTCCTGAGATTTGCATTCTTGATTGTGTTAAATCTCCAAAGTCTAGAGTATTACCCACTGATGCCATCGTAACATATTGAATAACATTAGAAACAGATGGTGTTCTTCCACCTGCTGTTATACCTCTTATAGAGTTAGAAGTCCCTGCAGCAATATCAACAGCTGATATACTTAAATCTCCAAAATCTGAAGAATTTCCCTGATGAGCAATTGTTACATAATCTATATTGTTAGTGCTCCCTGCTGGAGAACCTCCAGCAAAAATTCCTCTTACGAAAGAACTGTAACCATTACGTCCTGATTGGTTTGTAAGGACATCTCCAAAATCTGTAGAGTTACCCGCCGAAGCTATGGTTATCATATCAATTTGTGCAGTCTCTGATGGTGAACCACCACCTTGTAATAAACCTCTAGATGCATAATTAGGCCAATACCCTCCCATAACCGCATCATAAACTTCATGCAGTTTCCAAACGCCTCTAGCGTCATCTAGTTGCGGGTAGTTAGCCATTTTACTAATCTACTTTTTTAGACCAGATATGTGTAGCAGCCGCAGCTTGATCAAAAGGAACTTCGTTATCCTCTGAATCTCGGTCAGTCCAAGTAGATGTATAACTATCTAAATAAGTTTTTACATCTGCTTCACTTGCAATCTCACCTAATCCAACTTCACTTGAATTATCATTTGTTGCACCAATCATAACTTCTTCAGAAGTAGGAAAGTATCCTCCATCATCTATCCAAGTTGGGATTGTTCCATCTGCTTCTAGCTTATATTTAACTATCTTGTTTGCCATTTGGTTTCTCCTTATTATCTAACAGTTTAGTATTAAGCGACTCTTCGTCGTACAGTTTGAATCCTCTACGTTCTGCAAATTTTACAGAATCACCAGAGAACTTGTCTGCGCACGCTTCTAACCATTGCATGGTCATTTCGTGGGTAGGCGCTTTGCCTTCTCTCATTAACTTATTTTCTCTCTCTAAATAAGAATAAATTTCAGCTTGTGCCTGTGCACTGTTTATACCCATATCGAATAGATAAATCAAGTTTCCTTCATCAATCACTCCGCCTCGGGCACGAGCAGCGTTTAGAGCTTGTTTGAGACAAGTCATGACATGATATCGTGACTCCTCTTTTTCATACTCTTCCTCTGTGATATCATCTTTACCCAACTTCTTCAAGATACTCTTGTATTGGTTAGTAAAGAAGTTCATCTTTCTAATGGCTCCAGATATAGAATTCTGTATGTTAGACATATTTACCTTAATTTCCAGGATTTCCGTCTCTAGAGTCTCTCTTTCAAACTGGTCGTTGTACTTTCCATCTTCCAGCTCTCTTTCCTTTTTACGAAGCTCTATATCCTTCTTCATCATTTTAAGGTGAGCTTCCTCTAAAGCCATCCTAGTTTTATCAAGTTCAGCCAAAGTATGTTTAACTGATCTGATAGGTGTAATGGCAGTTACATCCAACATCACTCCCATGAATTGAGAATGTGATTTATAGAAATTACCACTTGATTTCTTAATAGCGGGCAATGAGCTATTTATATTTGTTAGCATTTGTTTGTATTCTTTTTTTACTAACGGTGAGTCAGTAAGTTTTTGAATAACTAGATCTTTAGATGACATATATTTCTCCTATCTTATGCATGTTTATGTTCATGTTAAAAGAAGAATTATACTATAGAATATTAGGAAAGTCCACCATGTCCATTTGAAGAAGAAGCTTGATATCCAGAAGCTGTAACAAGGTCTCCAAAGTCTGTTGCATTACTAGCTGCTGCTATTGTGATATAATCTATTGTATTAACATAACTAGGAGTGCTACCACCAACTGCTAATCCTCTTGTTGCATTAGAATTGTCCCCTCTACCTACACCTGTTCTTGCTTGAGTTAAATCTCCAAAATCTGTAGTATTACTTGTTGCAGCAATTGTTACATACTCCATGGTATTTACAATAGTTGGTTCTTCTCCACCCAGCCAAACAGCTCTTGTCCCGTTACCTGTACCTCCGGGTTGTTTTCTGTTAGTACTTAAATCTCCAAAATCTGTATAATCACTAGCGGAAGATATAGTACCATAGTCCATAACATCTGTGATTGAAGGTGTAGAACCTCCTGCACGAAGCGCTCTTGTTGAACTTGCTGCACCCCCTCCTGCACAAACCGTTTGAGTTAAATTACCAAAATCAGTTGCGTCACCGGTACTGGCAATAGTAATATAATCTACCGTGTTAGTTCTTGTTGGAGTGCATCCTCCTTGCCATAATCCCCTAGTCGAGTTAGCAGCTGGAGAAATACCAAATTCACTTCTAGTTAAATTACCAAAATCAGCTGAATTTCCTTTTGTAGCAATAGTTACATAATTCATTTCATTTAATGCAGGACTTAGTTCATAACCAGCCTGAACTAATCTAGTAGCACTTGATAATCCACTCATTCCTCCCCCTCTTGATAAGGTTCCAAAATCAGTAGAATTACTTAATGAAGATATTTGTATAAAATCAATCTGAGTCATATTTGAAGGAGAGTTTCCTCCAGCAACAACAGCAATATCTCCAGAGGCAGCTCCTCTTGGTAGAACTTTACCTGTTGGTGAATAAAGTTCTGGCATTCTTGGATAACCTACTTGAGTCAAACCACCGTGAGCATTTGAAGCTGCACCGACTCTATCTCTTGCAACAGTTAAATCACCGAAGTCAGTTCCATTACCGCCTGCTGCGTAAGTTATATATTCTATAACATTTTGTTTACTTGGAGTAGTACCCCCACCATATAGACCTCTAGTTAAATCTCCTGCTCCTGCTAATCCTGATTTAGCTGCAGTTAAGTCACCGAAGTCAGTAGAATTACCTTTAGACCCTATATAAATTTGACTTATACTATTTTGAAAAGCTGGTGATGCTTGACCACCTGCAATAAAGGATCTGATTCCATCTGAAACTGATCCAGTAAATTCTGCAATAGAAGGTAGATCACCAAAGTCCACTGCATCACCTAATGTAGAAAATTCTACGAATTCAATTGTATTAACTCTTGATGATTCTTCACCACCTGCAAATATCATTCTAGTTGGTGAACTTGATCCACTTGGAGAAAATCTTGCTACACTTAAATTTCCAAAGTCTATAAAATCTCCAAGAGAGGCTGTAGTTTGATAATCAATTCTATCTGTTCTAGCACCATTATGTCCACCACCAAAAATTGATCTTGTGTTATTATTTGCTCCGGCTACTCCGTATCTTTGTTCCGATAAATTACCAAAGTCAGCAGCATTACCTAAAGTCATCATATAAATATAATCAACGTAAGTATCGTCACTGCCACCAAAAAGAGCTCGTGTTCCATCAGAGGTTCCGGTTTTAACCATCCCCGCTATTAAATTTCCAAAGTCTGTACCATTACCTGTAGTTTGAATAGTAACGTATTCCATTACATCACTATTACTTGGTGATTGACCACCAGCCCACATAGCTCTTGAACCTTCTCCACCAATAGGAAAAGTTCCTTCAGTTTTTAAATTTTTAGTTATGTCGCTGGTTTTCCAGATGCCGCCTGGTTTGCGTCTGTTAGGATAACTAGTAGCCATAGCTTAGCCCCCCTAATCAGCCATCGCTTCGTAAGATATAGTTACTTCTAAAGTTGAAGCAGCTGATGCACCGCCCCTGATTAGATCAGTTTCTTGTAAATAAAAAGATGCGTTTTTGTCTATAACATCTACCGTTGAATTTGCTGGAACAGTTAATTCGTTTGCTAATTTTTTATGTGTTCCACCTACTTCTGAATCAATTGTAGTTGTTGCGTCATTGTCGGTTACGTTTGTAACTCTTATTAAATTAATTTTATAGACATAATGAGTATCTGCTGTAACTAAAGTAGTAGTTAAAGTTGTGCCTAAATCAGCTACATACGTTCTTCCATTTATGGTTGCTACATCTACTATATTTGGTACTGCCATTTTTTAATCTCCTTGTTATATATTACCCGAAAACGATCGCTGCTGCAATAGCTTTTCCCATTGAAATTCCACCTGCTGATGGTGATACCCATGATAAATTACCGGATCCGTCTGTCTTCAAATACTGATCAGTACTACCGGTTGCCGCAGGAAATGTCAATGTATAGTTTGCTGGTGAAATAGTTGCATGAGATCTTAATGCCACATAAAGCGAATCATCAGCATCTGCTAATCTCATTTCTTTTTGAGAGTTTATAGTCATTCCAGCTCCAGC